GAGCTTTCGAATCATGCCGAGTGCGGGGTGCTTGGGCCCTGGGTTGCCGACTTGGCCCTGCGCTGAGTGCGCGGTTGAGCCGTTGTCGAACAAGCTCGAGGCGGCTTGAAATATCGCCTCCGTCTCGGGAAGCACTGCCGTTGTCACGTCTTGAACGAGGGGCAGCACTTCTGACGCGAGGCTTAGCACCGGTTGAAGCACTGGTGAGAGTAGATCTTGTGCGACGCTTGTCACTGGTTCCAACACGTTTCCCATCCATCTTTGTTTGGGATCTTTTATCCGCGCTGAGCTCCGCGGAATTAGATGAGGGGATCATACCACACCCAGGGTGCGATTTCTGCCGGCAGGATTCGTTCCTGAACCGGCGTCGCTTCGTTGCCGAAGTAGATCTGCGCCATCCTGGCGTCGTCGACCCACGTCCTGAGTGCGGCAGCCCAGCCCTCCGTGGTGGTTGCGTCGGGGTTGTGTCGTTTGACATCGTCGATGAAGTCGATCCAAAGGCGGGATACCTGCTTGCGCATGGCTTCGTCGCCCCAGGTGACAACTCGGTAGTTGGCCAGCCGCTGTAGCTGCATTTCAGGCGTTCTCTCCTTGCCCCCTTGCAGCATTGCTGACCACTGTCGGTCGGAGTCGAGTTTGAAAGTGAGCCATCGCCGAGGTTCATTCATCCAGCTGAACCGCATAGCGCAAAACCCATGGTCAATAGGTGCGACTCCATCCCAGTTGGGAGATTCGTAGATCGTGCCGCACACTTCAAAGGCGGCTTCTGCGAATATGACCGAGATTGGGGAGCCTAGCTCTTCGCGAATGAATTCGTCGAGTTTGGGCTCCGGAGAAAGGGCAATGTCATCACCGAGCACGGTTGCTCTTAGAAAGCTCCAGAAGTCTTCATACTCCGGGGCGGTGTTGAGCCTCATGTTGAGGCGGATGAAACCCACTGCCAATAGGTAAAGCACCTTAAGGTTGTTGTCGGGTGCTGTGAGGAACTGACCAGAGGGGTTGCCCCCTGTGAAGTCATGTCCCTTGAGGTGAACGTTGCCGTCTGGTAGGATGAACGGCGACTGGGAAAGACCGCTGTAGATGGCTGCGATCCGCTTCCAGTTCAGCTCGGTCTGCTCGCTGAGGTCAAGCGCATAGTAGCGCATTCGAGCGATGCGATA